CTCCCATATCATCACCTTCAGTAGACGATTCACCACTTTCCTCTCCAGGTTTTTTACCATATAACTTATCTATTGTTGAGAATACTCCAGTGTTTATAATTACTTCGGCTGTTTTTTCTAGTTCTGCCGCAACAGCTTTTTCGATACGTTGTTGTTGTAAGTCTAATTTTATTTCTTCATCACTAAAACCAAGAATATGTTTTTTAGCCCATGATGAAGATACGGGAAGTATTCCAGTACCTGGGTCTGTAACTGCGTCCCTATATAGTTGTATTTTTTGTTGCCATTGTTCGGTTTTAAGTAACTCAGCTTGTGAAGAAGGGTTAGTTAAACCTAAAGTAAAGTTACCTAGTTCATCTTCAAAACCTAAAAGATATAAATGAATAATAGCTATTTTATTTAATTCTTGAATCATAGATTTTTGAATTCTATTAATAGTTCTAGCAAATCTTATATCCTGTAATGATAGGTTTTTACCGTCTCCTACCACTTCTTCAAAACCCAAAAACGCCTTAGGTACACGTAATGAAGTTAAAAGTTTTTTCTGAATGTATTCTATGTCGGCAATTTCAGATAAGTTTTGAGCCCCTGGTAAAGTATCTATCGGATTCGGAGAGTTAGGGTCTCTAACAGGTATAAAATAATCTTGGTCTACAGCCATTTGATTATACCTTAAGTCAACATTACCGTTACTTGAATCTACAATTTGGTCTCTCTTAAATTTATTTGCAACTCTGTTTACATATGGTTCAACATCCTTATCGTCCATGTTTCCAACAAATACCTTAAACACTCTTCTCTCAGGCGCTCTTGAGGTTCTGTATATTAACATGGCGTCTTCAGAAAGTATTAATTGTTTCCAAATACGTCTACCTTTTTCTAGCATAGATGTTCCATATGGTAATTTTCTATCATCTCCTAACAATCTAAAGTGAGCAATTTCCCATGTATTAAACTCCATGTCTTTATTTTGCCACAAAAATTTTAGAGCGTCATTTTCGGTATCTGTAGTATTTCTTTCAGGTTTTATTTTCATACCCCTTTCTTGTCGAGTAATCTCTATATTAGGAAGTTGTTGTACCCCCATAATTCCTTTTTCAGAATCTAACTTTAAATAAACAAAGTTGTCACCATACTTACACGTGTTCCTTGTCCACATAGGTAAGTTAGTGTTAATGTCTAATCTATTATTAAATAAATCGGCAAGGACAGATTTAATTCTTTTACTTTCAGAATAAATTTGTAATATGTAACCGTCTTCATCGGGTGTGGTTGACTCTTCTGAATATATGTCTAAAGCTGCTGAAATTTCAGGAGTGTACTCCATACTTTCATAATCATAAAATGAGGCTAATCTTGTTGGTTCGTAATATACCGCTTGTGTGTATAAATTATTTTCAATTTTTTGCCATTGTTGACCTAAATAAAGAGATTGCTGAGCTTGAAGTTTTTCTCTCTCGTACTCTCTTTTGTCGGTAGTCTTTAGAATTTCTTTTTTGTCAAAAGTATAAATTGGTGCTTGCTGGTCTAAAGTTGAGTCGGGACCAAATACTTTATTTAATCTCTGCCAAATTGTATAGTTATTATTCTGTGACATACTTTTTTAGATAAATATAAACCTTACCTAAATTAATTAAAGGTTATCTTCTCATACCACCAAATAACCATCCATAATCTTCATAATCTTTCACGGTAAACCCATTAATTCTTCTTTGGTTATTAACATTATTTGGCATAACAGGTAAACCTGGATTAAAATCTTTAGATGTATTCTTTACTGGAGACTCGTTAACCATCCAACTTTCCATCATTGCTTTAGTCTGCTCGGTAACCTTTTCGAGTTGAGTAAATGAATTTTCTCCTACATATATTGCCATAGCCATAGCCATGATAAGGTCGTCGTGTTGTCCTTTTATGTGGTCAGGTCTTCCATTTATATAAACAAAAGTATTTAATTCATTCATTAAACGAGAAGAACGAACAATAAAATTATGTCTTAACGATTCCTCAAAAGCAGCAACAATTTGAACACGTTTTGAGTTAAAGTTTAGTCCTGGTATCTTTTCTATAGTCTTTGGGTTATATTTCCACTTATCCGCTGTGTTAGTACCCTCAACATATAAATCTTTATAATTCATTTCCTGAAGTTTACGAGAGGTAGAGACCCCCATACCTCCAGTAATATCAATCACAATAAACGCAGAATACATGGTCGCCCATTTAAAGGCAACTTCAGCGGCAACATCGGGTGGTATCTTACCCAAATACTCTAATACCTGTTCTCTTTCATCAAAATCTATAATACAGAATGTGGTAAAGTCTTCACTATCACCACGAGAAACATCAATACCCATAATATATTTGTGACCTACCACAGGTTCTTTCCATTGCCATAACGCATTACCCATAAACTTGTTTTCGGGCTCACGGATAAAGTTTTCTTTTATCTTTTCAACAGTGTCGTTAGGAATAACATTGTCACCCGAACCCAAAAAGTTACACTCCAATTCTTGTGCAATCTTACGTCTATCAAATTTAAGTTTTTTAGCCATACCCTCGAACCAATTAGAGTAAGGTCTATAACCATCCAAAAAGTGTGATTTTATTTCTTCAAAATCCCTTTCCATAGGGTTAATATGTGAATAATCAATAGTTATCTCTTCATCTTTATAATCCTCCCTATTCAACATGTAATGAACAATATCATTACATTTAATTAGTTTTAAATTTTTTGCATATCGAGGGTCACGGTACCAAAACATTTCGGTAATATTAAAGTCATTCATACCTCGTAATGACTGGTCATAAATAGAATAATATATACGGTCAAATCCGTTAGGGGTGGATATAACTATGACTTTACCACCTGTAGAAAGTGACGCCATACAAGCAGACCAAAAATCGTTATCTGCCTCAATAAACGCAGCTTCATCAAATACAAGGATAGTAGGTGTATATCCACGAAGTGCGTCCTTAGAAGTTGCTACTGACTTTACTTCACAACCATTAGTAAGTTTATAATGTCTTTGTGAATTCTTTTCATTAGAAAAATCAACTCCGAACCAAGACGGCCATTGCTCTATAAAAGCACGAATTTTACCCGCCATCTCGACAGATGTATCAAGTTTGTTGGCAATTATAAGTATTTTCTCAGGTTTACTCTTAGATGCAGTTACTAATTTTTTTGATACCCATGCTGATGTTACTGTTGAAACGCCGGCTTGTCGATACTTTAGTGCGATATTCTCTTCAAAGTTATCGTAATCCTTAATTAAAGTTTCTTGGTCAGGAAATAATCTTAAAGGTACATATTTTGACTGTGTGTTATCATAAGTTTGTAGATATGTTCTTAATGCATACGAGGTGTCTTTTACACACCTCGCATACTCTAATAATACCTTTTCTTTTGTTAACGCCATAAAGACATTTTAATAATTTTTTATGTTAAAGAAATACCTAAGTCACCTAACAAGTCATCTAAATCCATATCATCATCGCTATCATCGTCACTATACTGAGACATTGCGTCTTCATATTCATAACCCTTTAACTCTTCGATAATTTCATTAACCATTTTTTCAACAATAATTTTACCTTCGTTAGAACCTGAAAGTATCATACGAGCCACTTCAAAAAATTCATCTGTAGATAAGGATGAGAAACGAGAGAATAGATAGTTTTGAATTTCTCTCATATCATCCTCATATAATTTATCAGGATAAGATGATTTAAACTTGTCCCATATAACAGGACCTAACCTTAAGTCCCAAACTTCGTAAGGTAACGTATCTGTTTGTCCCATAACCATTTCTGCCGCTTTAGGGTCGTCGGGTAAACCTGAAGTACCTAAAACTTCATATACACCCTTAATTAATTCATGTATCAATACCGGAAAGAACAATCCCTTAGCTCTGATTGTTGGTGGGTCTGTAGTATCGTCAATTTCTTCAGAACCTTGTACACCTTCACCACTACCCGCAGCACTCATAATCATTTGGTCAGGCATAATCCAATACAATAAATCATTAATTGACATTAACACACCATAAAGATTAAGTAACTGTGGATTAATAGTGTTTAGTTGTTCTTCTACTAAGTGAAACATGTAATGACCTTTCTTAGACGCACCTTGAATGAGAGAATTAATAAACCTTCTTTTAGCCTTTTCCATATCAAATTTTTCAAAGGCGGCCATAAAATTTTCTAAATCGTCCTCAGCCTCGTCTGAATCAACACCAAATTTTTGTTGTACTTCCTCATCGTCTAACTCCTCAGGTTCAGATATCATTTTAGAGGTATCAATTTGACCTGGCATAGATTGTAACTCTACGTCATACTGAAACGCGTCGTCCGGTATAGATAATTCTTTTTTTACTAAATCAACGGCCAATTGCTCTAAAAACCCTTCATTATTTGACTCGATAGACTTAACTGTTTGTACGGATTGCATTAACATCATCTGTAGTTGCATAAATGCGTTTTGACTAGATATGTCTTCCATACCTGTATAACGCTTGACCTTTTCTACTACCTCTTTAAATCTTTCTGAGGCAACCAGTTCAGAAAACGAATTATCAAATTCATCTTCTTCTTTTCCTGGTAATGCGGGATTATCTGATAAAGGAGTTTCACCACTAGAAATCTTTCTTTCTATTTCTCTGTCCATTCTTTCAGGACCATCATACTCTATCTGTTCTTTGATAGAATTAATAATATCTTTCGTCGACTTACTCATCTCTAAATTTAATATTTAAGTTGTTAAACTTAAGAAATTCAGGTAACCCCTCGTCCGACGCTTTAGGTTTTGGACTGTGTTTTGGTTTGTATGGTGTACCTCTTTCTGGTTTAACTTCTGGTTTAACTGTTGGTCTTGCAGGTTTAACTTCTGTCCCTGCTTTAGGTTTTGGACTGTGTTTTGGTTTGTACGGTGTACCTCTTTCAGGTCTAACACCTGGTTTAACTGTTGGCTTTACAGGTGCGATACTTGGTCCCTGCTCAAGAATATCCTTTTTAGTGAACATATTACCTTGTGATTTATTAATCAAAGATAAGATATTTTCTTCAACCTGTCTAACTTTTTCTTCTTTTTGTGTTTTTTTCTTCTTTTTAACACAGTTTGGGTATTTTTTACCGAACATTGTTTTCATACCTTTTTTTTCATATCCCTTCCAACACTTTTCAGATAATTCCTGTTGTTCAAATATACCTAATGTGGTAATAGGTGTTTTCATCTTTTTCTTTGAGTTACCAAACAATTCTTCTATCACGGCATCCTCATCAATACTACCATAAAATTCTTCATTAGCCATACCATCTTGATAGTTATCATCTCCATCATTTGTTGATGGGCCGACTTGTTCTGGGTCTTGTGTTTGTTGTCCATCAAATGGGTGAATGTTATCGACATCATCCTCAGACACTTCACCGCTTTTTTTAGTAACAGCAACCTCTCCTTGGGGCGTCGCAGAGATTTGTCTGTTATTATCTCTTGAATTGACTTCGGTATCAAACTCTTTTCTATCAGTTTCATTATCCAGATTAAAGACCTGTGTTGTAGAACTATATTCTTGGGCCTCATCCAAACTTTCATAGATTTTATTAATATGTAAATTAGACATCTTTTTAATAGTCTCATATGAGAAACCCTCTTCAAGAAGTCTTACTATTTTTTGTTCTTTATTCTTCATGGTTTACAAAACTTTTCTCATACGAAAGGACAATGTCTCTTTCATATAATTTATCTTCTACGGATTTTACAGTATCTCCGTATCTGAAGACTAATCTTTTATAGTTACTATCAACTACAAACTCAGAATCGGATTTTTCCCACCCTAAAGCTATAACACCCTCTACCGCATCATAAACAGAAAAAAAGTCAGAGTTTTGAACGAGTTCCAACTCAATATCTGAGTTTCTCAAAACACCGACTTTTTTTACATATTCAATATTGGGTGGTAAAGGGTTTCCTGACGCGGGTTCAGAATCCCAATCTTCACCCCACACTTCTTCTACGTCAGAGAATATAAACTCATAGATATTGTCCCTTTTATAATTAGGACCTAACTCGTTGACGTAAATTAATTTCATAACAACTCTCCACTAGGTGAAACTTTTACTTGATTGTCACCGACTTCAAAAACTAAATTATTTTTATTCGTTTTACCTAAAAATTTAGAATGTTTGTTTTCTTTCATAATAAATTCTGAAGTTAACTGTTGTTCTAAAGTCTCTGACATTTCTTTAAGTTCAGATTTAACTTTAGCTTTGTTAACTTTTTCTGTGATAAATCTCATTACGTTCTTATCGTCAGTATCTTTCTTTTCGTCTTCAGAAATAACGAAATACTTTGATAAAACTTTATCAATCTTAGATTCTCCAAAAATTTCATCAACAACTCCTTCAACACCATAAGCCTCACCTAACTCTTCATCACCAGCAGGTTCTTCTTCGACATCCATATCTAAATCTAATTCTTCATCTCCTGAATCTAAATCTATTTCAGTATCGAACTCACCCTCTTCATCTTCCTCAAAATTAGATAAAACGTCTTCTAAATCTTCTCCAGATAAACTGTCTAAATTCACGGCAGATATAATTGAATTTAAAACATATTTAATGTCTTCAGATGACATCCCCTCGTTTGACTCTAACGTTCTTAGTTTTTGACCTAACTTTCCTGTTAGTTTTTGAATTAACTTGAATGATACGTCTTCATCATCTTCTTTATCATCGGAGATTCCTCCATCTAAAGGTGGTAATTCAGAATCTTCAATACCTAAATCTATTTCTTCACTTCCACCATCAGAATCTTCCATACCTAAATCTAAATCAATCTCATCACCTGATGATTTTGATGAACCACCTAAATCACTCATACCTGATTCAGGTGCGGGTGGAGGTGTTTCTGACTCTGGAGTTTTTAAAACAAACTTTTTTTGCTCCCCAATTAAACTAATATTTTCAGCATGTTCGTTAATTCTGTTTAGTTCGCCAGCTAATAGATTAATTTTTTTCATAGCTTGTGAATATGATTTATAATATTTTCTATTTTTCATAGGTTCAATGTAATCTAATTCAGATTCATTTATACCTTTTTTTACTA